ACCCTCTTGTGCCACTCTATGATCCTCTTAGCTTCTGCCAGCTCTTCTGCTTCGATAGCCTTTGCGAGGGCTCCTGAGAGGCAGCCAGAGGTCACTATGAGCCCCTCTGCATACTTCTCTAGAACTTCGTAGTCAATGCGTGGCTTCTTGAAGAAACCTTCTGTCCAAGCAATCTCATTTAACTTGTTTAGGTTCTCTAAGCCAACCTGATTCTTAGCAAGGATGATAACGTGGTTGTAAACTAAGTCTAGTAATCCTTCACGGGCATCGTTGCCTCGCTGGTCAAATCTGTCTGCAGTTATGTAGGCTTCTACTCCTAGGACAGGTTTAATTCCCTTTTCCTTAGCCATTCGGTAAAACTCTCTGTGTCCAGACAGAGATCCGTGATCGGTTATGGCTAAAGCTTTCATTCCTAAAAGCTCTGCCCTGTCGACATACTCCTGGGGCGTAGCAATCCCATCAAACAAACTATAGTGTGTGTGAACATGGAGTCCGTTATACGTCAATTAAGTGTCCTCTTTTTTGTGTTTAATAAGTATGCCATGGGAAGTATGAAAAGTCAATAGAAATGACAAAGTGGGGGTAACCTTAGCTACCCCCACAATGTGTTACTTACCAGTCAATATTGGTAGAGGTTAGCGAGGCTGGAGCGTCAAAGCCCAGGTAAAAGCTTTCCTGCTCTGCATATGGCACGTGACGAACAACCTTCTCTAGATTGAAGGGTGTGTGTCCAGACCAGTCAAAAGGCTCAGAATCTGGAGATGTCGGGATCAAGGTGTAGCTAGTCTCTGTTCCCTGACCATTACGCTTAATCTTCCACGACATATTTGAAATGCTTCCAGTTTCTAGAGCATACTCTCGTAGGTTATTGAACGCAGACTGCTTACCAATACCCTGGGACCAAACTGCAACGTATGGAGGCTCAAGACCATCATCTACAAGAACGTTACAGTAGAAACGTAGTCGAGCTTTCCATCCTGCCTTTGGGTCTTTTCTGGACATCTCTTCTGCCCAGTCACGACCTTCAGAATCCATGGTGTCCAAAGCCTTACGCTTGTAATCCTTGGGATTCGTGTGCTCCTTAACAACTACTGCAAGACCTCTATCCTCTGAATAGCTAGAAGAGTCTTCGTCAAGCTCTTCGATGAACCTAATCTTTGCCGACTGTCCGTCTGCAAGCTTCAGCCATCGAACCTTTTCTCCGCCAGACTCATACTTTGGCTTGTCTAGTAGTGCGTTGATGTCTTTTAGTCCTCTTGTAATACTCATTTTTTTCTCCTTGTTTTATTTACATTATTTTAGCATGTTGGCTATTGATTTGTCAAACGAATACTCTAACTTTTTTATATCTTCGTCAGACATGTCGCCAATGTCTTTGTATTTTTCACTTAGTTGTATTACGGATACTCGAGAGCCAAGTTTTTTAATTATCCTGTCTTTCATGTTACCGCCTGCTTCATCATTATCCGCAATAACAATTACGTTATTGAAGTATTTTTGTAGTAGGTCTGTTTGTATGTTGGATACGTTTGATCCCAAGGTAGCTACCGCTGGAAAGCCACACTGGTGTAGCCTTATAGCGTCAAAGGAAGATTCAACAACATAAACTCTGTCTGCATTCTTTACTCTATGCAAGTTGAACAAGGTCTTTGCTTTGGGCAATCCTGGGGTGTTCTTAAACTCTTTACCCTCGATGGATCTGCCCACAAAACCAAGAGGCATTCCGTTTGGGGCGTGGACTGGAATAGTCACCATGTCCCGCTTTTCAGAATAGCCAAGCTTAAAAGTCTCCATGGACTCTACGGAAATGTTTCTGCCAGAATAGTAGTTTTTTGCTCTCGGAGACTGTAAGGCCGTAGAGGCAAGCCTCTGAATAGTAACTTCATCGAACAAGACGTACGTAGGCTTGTCTATTAGCTTTCTCTCAACTTCTAGGCTTATGTTAGTTTCTGCTTGCTTGCTCTTGATAAATCTGGCTGACTCGAAATAAGTTCTGCCAGTTGTATGCATGACCAGTTCTTCTAAGTCTGCAACCTTGTGGCAGGAAAAACAAAAGAAAGTTCCCTTGGACTTGTCAACTTCTCCAGCTGGAGTACGGTGGTTTGGGTGGAATGGGCAGAACAGCAAGAAGTCAACATCGACTTCACCCTCTATTGTGAGGCCTGATCCCGTGAGAACTCGTTTGATTTGCTCTTCTGAGTATAAATTGGTTTTGAACCGTCTAGTCCCAGTACCCATTCGCTTTTTTTCTTTCCTATGTATGAACCATATATTGTTAGTTTAAAGTTGAATATCTTTGATTTTTCGTTGTATTCTATTGTGAAGTCTTGAGATATATCTATTCTAGGAACGTAGCCAGAAAGACTCATCTCTGTGCGCAAAAGTGTGGCGTACTCTTTTCGTAGCCTTACTATTGCGGAGTCATCGCAGATGTCTCCCTGGAGATTGAAACTTTTGATTACCTTGTGGTGATAGCTTTCCATACATATAGTATACTACACATCCTCGAAAGCTCGGTATTTATACCAACCTTTATCAAAATCTGCCTGAACCATAAACTCCCCCATAAAACCATTACGGTTTTTCCTAAATACGCATTCAATTACATCAGAGTTTGGTCCACGTCCCAGCGCAAGTACCCAGTCGGCGTCGTAAGCGATCTGACGACTCCAAGCAGTTTGTCCTAGGGTAGGCACGGTATCTAGCTTCGTGACGTCATCTGGGGTCGCTGAGGATATGGCTAGGATAGGTATCTCTTCTGAGATAGCCATTAGCTTTAGTTCTCGAGAAAGGTTCTTCATCCTAACAGTCTCGTTGTCAGACTTCTGGTTTGGAGACATGAGCTGTAGGTAATCAACAATGATAAAGTCTGGTTTATACTGATCGATCTTACCTCTAATGACCGAGGGCGTTACCTCTCCACCAGAGTCGTTCGATATGATGTGAAACTCTGGCTTACCCTCTAGCTTGCTCTTGTGCCAACGCCTGAGATCCTCTACCTCTACGTCGCCTGCAGAAAGCTTCCTGTGAGACCAGAGCCCCTCTCCCATAATTGTGAATACACGGTTACGAACTTCTGTCTCGCTCATCTCTAGGCTTACTACCATAGGAGTCTTGCCTAGCTTCCATGCCTGTACCGCAAAGTATAGGGACAACCAAGACTTACCAATACCTGGATACGCAAGGAACACCCCTAGCTGTCCTGCAGTAATTCCTGCTGGCAGATAGTCGTCAAATCCTGGAAGCCCCGTTCTAATACCTTGTACGCCAAGAGCAGTTTGCTTTTGCACATGCTCGTAATAGGCAACAGCGTCTTCGATGTCAGTGGCGTCAATGTCCCTGATCGCAGAGGTGTTTTTCTTTAGGGCAGAAGTATCAGTAATTAATGACTCCAATACCTTGACGCCTTCGCCATTTTGAATATCTGATGCTGCCGTGCGGATCATGTCCTTTAGGCTATCATTAAGATACTCTGCCTGCAACTCTTCCAAGTGATACTTGGTGGTTCCGATTCCTGGGACAGGCTGAAAGTCCCTAAACTTTTCTACAAGTATTGAAGTTGGAGGTACAGACCCATTCCTCTCAGAGTAGGTTCGTATAAACTCCCAGATGTCTTTATGGGTACGGAGAAGGTTGTCCACGTTTGCCTGTAGCAAAACGTGCACCTGCTTATCCTCTAGGACTGCCGATATTAATTTGGACTCTACGTTATTCACTCAACCACTTCTTTGCTGCAGCTCTTCGCTGCTGTCTCTCGGATAAATCTTGCTTGTATACTTCACGCTTAGAAATGATGTCATGTGCGTAGTTAGCAAAATATTTCCATGTTGGATTTTGGGCTACTTCGAAATAGTATTGTAGCAGGTCGTAGCAATACTCTAAGGTATAAGACTCTACTAGAGCGTCTGCTGCCCATTGTTCTACGTTTAAATTGATTTGAGGTCTCTGCTCATACCGTGCAGTATGATACTTGCCGTATCGGCTGAGCAAAGAGAATCTCTCCTTGCGATCAGCCATTACTTGTCTAGTTCAGACGAGGCTTCTCGAACCTTATCAGACAGCTTCTCTTCTACGAATGCGTAGACACGATCAAAAGCTTGCTCTGTGTTTTCTCCATCACGCTTGCTGTCTGCAACGCTAATGTCCACTCTCAAGGATTGAAAGTTTCCTAGGTTGAGGGTATACCCCAAGCCGACTGTTACCTTAGTTTCTTCGTTATTCATGACCATTCTCTCTCTCTTAAATGCTCTCTGCCCAAACTGGGATGAATCTTCCGTCTTCTGTTCTTGTATAAGTTAGTATACCATCTCCCATCCTTCTAGTCAACTCTTGTGGAGATGGAGTTATGTTATTTGTTATAAGCTTATCTGCCCTAGGTCTCCCCATAGAGTAGGAAGCAAGTATATCACGAATCTCTCTAACTTGCGACTCTGAATAATAACTTCTTACTTGCCATCCAGTTGCCCCTCCTTTTTGAGAGCCTGTCGGACGGGGGATCACTTCACGCTTCATAAGCTGTGGCATATACTTCTTGTGCCTATTTACCAGATCAGCCGCCTCCCCCACTGTGTAGGCTCGCTCCCTGTTTCTTTTAAAATCAAAAACTAAGCAGCTTTCAATCCTATCATGAATAATGTTATAAACAGACATTATTCCATTTGCTCTATTTATGTGATGAGATCTTACAAGATCTCCATTTAAAAACCAAACCTTTTTATTGCCAGGAATAATTTGAGCCTCGTTGTACTCTTCTCGAGTTCTATAGCCACGTTTTGGATTCGGTGCCAAAATTAACCGACTAGCTTGGTACGCCGATAATAATAATATTGACAGCTACCGAGGCATCTCCGCTAGAGTTAAACCTAACAACACCCTCCACCCTAGAAGTAGTTACGCTTTTAAGGATTACGCTTACATTTTTGCCAGCAGATGTATCAGCAATGTTTATTGGTGTTGCTGTTACGATTGGTGGATACTTTAGCTCTGGCTCAATGAAGTACTCGAATGATTTTTCATTTCCAGCATTAACAGTCGTATTATTTACGACTTCTTTGTAGGCAGCGATCATTCTTGTCTCAGAGTTGTTTAGGCTCTGCTTGCCATTACTAGGGGTATCAATCGTCACATACTTGTATGTCGAGGAAGATACCTGAGTAGAAATGTTATTAATTGCATTTGCTATCTGATAAATATATGTGAGGTCAAGTGGTTGACCTCTTTCTGGTAGTGGTATAATTGCCATAGTTCTCCTATTATAGCACCTAAACTGCTTCTGGTCCAATAGTATAAACTTTTAAAAAGTCTAGGTCCCTTGTTATTGGTCTTCCCTTTAGGAATAATTCTACTGTAAGCACATCTGGCTTGGTCGATTGATCTATCCCCTCAATGAAATAAGTATTTGGAATAATAAACGTTGCTGAATTTTGCTGCACTCTTTCTGCATAGATCCAGTCTCCACCATCCCCCTTGTCCCACCTAAGCCAAATATCATAATCTCTTGCTTTCCTGATATATGCCCCATCTTTTTCAATCGTGACAGCATCCCAAACTATATCAACATGATTTAATGATTTTCCTAGCGAAGTATTTCCAGAAACAAATGTGTATTCTGGTTGAACTAAAAATATAGGAGACCAGTGTGACAACCTGTTTCGGTCCTCTGATACAATTCTATACCTAACAAGATATCCTTGCAGTGTAGGTATGATGTCTGGAAGATTCCGCTCTAGAACTTTTGCCTTTTTGATTCCTCTGTCTACCATTACTCTATGCCTATCGCAAATCTAAACTCAATGTAGTTTGTAGTATTGGCTATCTTGATTAATGGAAGAGCGTCTATACTTTTAACTACAGAATATCCAGTTAAACCATATAATGGATTTTGAGCTGTTACATTTTCAACTCTTATCGCGTCAATTGCTATGTAGTATTCTTCGGATGGAGAGCCATCATCAACAACAGAAACGTATATTTTACTTAGGTTCATTGCTGTCCATGAAAAGTTAGAGCTTTTAAATAGCTCTTGTAGCTGCTTAGTTACAACAAAATATCTATTTTTTGAAAAATCAAATTGTCCTGGCTCAGTTCCATTCTCCAAAGCAAACTCAAACCTTGCTGACTCATAGTCCTGCACCGATGCTCCTTCACCAGATGCGAACTCAAGGATTACTCTAACCTCATCTGGCGTCTGCAAAGACCCACCATCTTTATTGACTAAAGAAAAGGCAAACCTGATTTCATCTGTCGGGGCTTGCCTATCAAAAATAGATGTGTTAATTCCATTAAGATGAATGTGGTTTCCAGAATCTACATTAAGCCTTCCATCTAGCCCCACGGAAATGTCTGAAGTGTTTCCACGCATCATAATAATGTTATTTAAGAACCTGCATCTTTCGTTTCTAAGAACTCTGTCTTCTAGTGTAAAGATTCTGTTATCTGCATTTGTTTGAAATACTTTATAGTCTTTTGGAGTTCCACTATTATATGGGTCATATTCACCAATAATAATGTTGTCATTGTTACCACCATCTAGTGGACTATAAATACTTTCAATAGATTCGGCAAGCGTTTCAGAGTGGTACTCCCAGTTCTCTGTTTGAGTAAATCCATACAAAAGACGACTGTCAACATTTGAAGCTGATGGGTTTGCCCCAGCTGAAAAAATTCCAATTTCTGTAATTTCATATCTTTCTTCTGTAGGCATTTCTGCAGTAAGAACGATCTTATCTATTCCATCTTCGTTTACGTATCCTCTTGAAATAATCGGTGCACGGAACATCTCAAAGTCTAAAGAGTTTTTTGAAGAATAGTCTCCAAAGGTTCCGAGATCTCTATCTACAGCTTGTGGGCCACAGCCTACAGCAATATAAGAGGCGTAAGCTGGTGCCTGCCCAACCAGATATTTAGCAAGAATGTTTTTACCAGTATTTGTTATCATAATAATCCTTAGTATATTGTATCATCTAGAATCTCTCCAGCCGCAAGAACTTGAATTTCTACTTCGTATTCTGGATCTAACGCAATAAGATCAACGACTAGGTTGCCTGTGCCAATTTCTGAATATACAAATGTACCGTCAGGGCCAGATCCCACTGTTGGAATATGATCTCCGAGCTCAATGGCGAAGCTTCTAAATAAGTTATCTGCTGTATTCTGCAGGGCAATTATGTTTAGTGGATTATATTTTAGGTTAATGTTTGCTAAATTTGATATTGGTTGATAAATTATATTTTGTCCATTTACGGTGTCGCTTCTGGAAATGCTTAGAATTTCTCTGCCACCGATATTTTCAAAGACTAAGTTTGTCATAAGCTCTATCGATAGAGCTTCGTTGTCAATAAGAATGATGTCGGGACTCGCTACTCTAATCCCTAACTCTGAAGAGCTTGCGGTAGACTGTGGAATCATTGGTGTTGGATTTACCACTACACAACCTCGCTAACATATACGTTCATAGATGGTCCAGCAGAGGACCTGTCGTACTCAATACTATACACTACAAACCTGCTTGATGGGTTTGTAATTTCAGATACCCCATCTTTATTTGTATAGTCTATCTTTACGATGTCTCCAAGTTGAATAATCGGCATTGCAAAAATTTTGATTCCTAAAGATTTTCTTGGCTTCATTATTTTAGATATCATCCACCCCATAAGATTATTTGCATCATCCTGGCTTTGAATGTATGGCGCCTGGAGAGAAAACTCTTTCTTGCCATGGGTCATGCGACTGAATTTAATGTCTTGGTACTGTTGCTTGGCTACAGATGGAGAAGATATGGTGCTAGTAGGAACAAAGTCTATATTAGAAAAGTCACTCTTTCTAGAAAAATATTCATCCACACTTAATTCATTGACTGACTCCTGCGTGAATGTAACACCCTGAATCCTAAGATAATTTCCGCTACTTTCATCTAGGCTCAAAGCTGTATCTGTGGCATTAAATATTAAGAACTCTGCACCGTATGCCCCAGCTAAGAAGCCAGATACAGTATAGCCCTTTATGCTGTTATAAGTAGGAGAAAGCTTTGCGTACAATGCAGGGTAAGCCTTATCGTATCTCACATTAAAGTAAGAGGCCTCTCGCATAATAGTTCCAAACTCATCAAAGTACATGTTGTATTTCGGCGGTTCTGATGAGCTAATACCAGAGAGATAGGTTTGCTTTACGATACCGCTCATAGAATATTTTCTAAATGATTCGCTAACAAGGACTTCGTCGTCATCAAACACTGAGCTTACTGGAGTGTCGAGTGCAAATATTGTGTTTTGGCTGTAGTTGTTTGCAATGGCATATATGTTTTCAAACATACACCTTGCAGAACCTCTTACGAATAATCCCATGTTGTTATATTCTGGCAGTGGGCTAGGGTCATCTACCGTTGCAACCTGCTTATTATTTATATATAAATAAAATCTTCTAGATGTTCCAAAGTTTTGATATTCGACTGCGACGTCATATACGGTAGAGTTTGTCTCGCCAACCATACGAGACTGACCAACGAAGCTTCCGCTGTCAGCTATGATATTCGCAAGTCCAGTCCATAGCTTTACTGGTATGGCTGAAGAATCTCCGACTTTCTTTTCTATCTTATAAAACACTAAGTTAAAGATATCTGGTCCAGTATCCTGCGTGGTTCCGTCAATGTCTGTCAAGGCTATCAGCTCAAAATAGTATCCGTTGTTTGTTTCTGGATTAATCATTACGGCCAGTCCGCCAGAAGCTCCACCAATATTAATATTATTAGCTGGGGTTGCGCCAGGAGCTTCGTAGTATGAAGTACTTCCTACTGGGGTTTGATCTCTATTTTCATTGTTTTCAATCTTTCCGATTATCCTCATCCTTGTTCCGAAGTGCTTAAACTTATTTGTTAATGGCTTATGTACATATGAAATAAAATCAAGGGGGGATTCTGTGGTGTTAAATCTGGGACCATTCATGATTAGGGCGGATGCCTGTACAGAACCTTTCTGAGTAGAATAAAGATTGTTTGCTGTATTCTCGTTAATAAAGGAACTGCTCATAAAGTTACGGATAATGCTATTCCTTGTTGTCTTTGTTGCAAGAATATTGTTAATCCCAGCTGCCCCAATTTCTGTAGTGGGAACAGGGGTATTGGAAAAAAGGTGTGATGATGACATGGTGCATCCTCGCACGTTGTCATTATTATACCAATAAGGATCTATTCCAGCTGTATGAGAAACAATCTCAGTTCCGAACTGCCCCCTCCCATGCTTTACGACAGCGCCATTTGAAAGGTAGGTGGTTCCATCTATAACCTCAAAACTAGGCTCAGAGTATATTCTTACTAGGCCAGTGGGGTACAGCTTTCCATTAAATGGAATTGTTGAAAAGTATTTTTGATATTCTTGTGTACTAGATATCCAAACATTGCCAGTACCAGAAATGTTAAACTGAATTGCATCATATTTTACTACTTCTGAGTTTGCATAGAAATAGCCCCTATACCTGCTCAACCAGTAAATCCCTTCTCCAAAATCAATTACGTTATTAACCACTTGCCTATTTATGACCTGCGGAACTGATTGGCTAAGGTCAGAGTTTAATGGCATAGCCGAAAGCACATAGCTTGATTGAGTATTTGACTGATCGTTTTGAGACTTAGTAGCCTCAGTTCCAGTGACCTCCCAAAGAAGTGCTGGCTTATATGTCCAAAATTTTTCCTCATCCAGAAGTGATGCTTGCTGAATCGTTCCTACTGATCTTTGAATATATCTAGATGTATAGTTTATTTTTCCATCATTATAAACTTCGTTATCCTGAGAGGTAACCTCTTCAATGTTTGCAAGGTACGCAGATGTCTGCTTGTTTGTGTAAGCTTTATCTTTTATAAAGTCCTTTGATCCAAATAGCGTTAAGTCTACATCTCTGGTAGATTCTTCTGGCATCATATACTCTTTGCTCATCATGATAAAGTTATTGTATTCATCAAAGAACATTGCTGTTTGAGTTGAGATTGCTATATCATTAAGAACTTGAGCTACCGTCATATCTGGTCCAACATAAAAATATGGAATAACAGTCTCTGATTCTTCAGATGTTTTTAAGAATTTATAATTAGCAAATCCTATTGAGTCCATGATAAGAGATACGGCATAGCTAACAGAGGCGTTCTGTATTAATACCTGTGGAGCATTAGTTGACTCAAAGTAAAAGAATAGGTCTCTTAGGTTTATATTAATAGACCTATTGTTGGCGTTGGCTTTCGGAAATCCGTCAGAG